GTGTTCACGCACCATTTCCATAATGAAGTTGTTCAAAGTCGTTCGATGTCATTTCAAGTCATTTTAGTTTATCCGCCCCATTTACGCCCCATCCAACAATCCCCATGCTATACTCCCGTCATCACCCACCACTCCGAAACCAACATGCACAATATCGCCAATCTGCCACAAGACGAAAAAGACAAAATTAATGCCGATTTAGCCGCCTCCGGTATCGCGTACAAAGAAAGACTCGGACTGCCGTATGATCTGTACGAAACAGAAAACCAGCAGCCCGAGCATTTACGCCCGTATTTCAGAGAGAGGCTGGAGCACTACAGGGAGATCGGGAAAAGGTTTCCCCGCGGGTTTGAGTATGAGTAATTAAAGAGAAAAACATGTCGATACATTAGCTATGATAATGTAATATATGAATTATTACCTTTTTTAATCAACTATTTTAAGGCTTACTATCGTGATACGCAAAATCAAGCTAAATAAATTAGCTTATTTGTTTTTTATATTAACGCTATCAGCTCCAGCGTTATCGACTGAGTCACAAGGTGAATATGGACGCGACCTCAACAAGATAAAAGATGTTATTTCAAAAAGCAATATTGATAACTACATGTCGGAGTCACCAGAAAGATTTGGCGTAAATCAAAATAAAATAATTCCTCTCAATTCTGGGATGACGCTGCCAACTGATTTTTTATATTATAATAACATGTGGGAAATTGTTTCTTCTAGCGCTATTTTCAATATAAATAATGACAAAATTGAGAAGTTTAATATAACAAATATCGGTCTATCAGAAATAATAGATGGTGACAAAAAAGTTTGGATAAATGGAAAATCGATATCAATAAACGATGCGTCTCATGCATCACCTGACCATAATTTCACTGCAATACTTCCAAATCAAAACACACAGGCGTTTGAAATATTCGGAGTTAAGAAAAAATACCTTCTTGCATCCGTTAATGGTATACCGTCAGTTTTATCCCTTCCTGATAGGGAAATTAAAAAACAATACATCACTCTTGATGGCTATGAAGTTCAACATATATCAAAAGCTGTTGGATCATCATTTTTAGTGGCAATGAAAGATGGTAACTGGTATTTATACCGAGATGTTGGCGGGTTTTTATTCCATGAAGCTGATTTACTTACATACGCCAATGGGCTTTATGCAATTGACGATTACTCAGCCATTGTAGGGAACAGAAATTCCATATCCCTGTTTAAAGATGACAAATTAACTCCTTTAATATCTGGATTTACTCATGTAATGAGAATAAAAAAAATAAATGATGATATTTGTGTTCTTGACTCTGATGACCCATTATTAATCTGTTTCAATGAAAATGAACTATTAGATTTAGGCAATAAAAATCCAAAATCCAGAGTTATTGCCGGGAACCTTTTTTCTTACTCATCTATCGTTGGCGTGTCTACAGATAGCGCATCAGATAGCATATTTATAGCAACTCGACCAGGGAGATTGTGGGAGAAAAACATAATCACCGGCAAGCAAGAGGTGGTTGCTGGGAATGGAGGAAACGCATGGATCGATGTTAACGTTCCTGCTATCCACTCGCCAATTTACTATCAAACCGGAGTAGCGTTTGATGGCAAATACCTCTACATAGCAGAGCAGCATGGTATTTACCGTCTTAATACAACTGATGATATTGAAAAGAGACGGTTCGAACTATATGCAGGCGACCCTACATCTTATGGTGATATTTCAGATACAGACAGAATATCAGCTCGTTTTCTTAGCATAAGGGATCTGAGTGTTACTAAAGATGGTGAGGTTTTGGTCTCTGATACTGGGAATCATAAGATAAAAAAAATTAGCCACGACGGGAAAGTAACTACTGTTGCAGGTGGTGGCATTGATGTAAGTGAAAATAAAGTTGGCATTAATGCCACATCATTTTCATTAAAAGAACCACTGTCAGCATCAGGTGATAGTGATGGAAATATATATATTGCCGACTCTCTTGATAATGTAATTGTCAGGGTTAGCCCGTCTGGCGTAGTTGATAAAATAATTGGCGATATGATGAGAATTGATTACCAAGGAACGGGGTACGGGGATCACCTGTTTAATACACCATCTGGCGTTACAGTTAAAGATGGAAATGTATTTGTCACTGATAGCTCATCTGTACAATGGGTAAAGATTGATTCAATAGATAAAAAATCATGCTGGCAAAAAGTCAGTGGAGCATGGTATTACCCCATGAATCCAACAGTTATAAATGGTAATCTATATATTAATAACACTGGTTCGAACGATGTTACACTGTCTTCCTGGCCATCAACTGACGGTGAATGCAAGTAAATATAAGCCCCTGCATAGGGGCTTTAGTTATTTCTTTATTGATATATGCACCTTGGTAAAATCTTCATATGCAGACGTTTGAATATTATAAGTTGATATTCTAGTTGTATCCCCGCTATGGCTTCTTACGAATCCGGACACCGGATGTGCAGATGCATTTGACTGTATTGTTACGTCAATATGAGAATTATCGGTAAGACCAAGATTATCATTCCATACAATGCTATAATCACCTGCGCTATTTCTTACAACTCTTTGAACATAATTACCATTGAGTATGTCACCCGCCCCATTAATTACGACATAAGCAACATCTTTACACTCGCCATACGAAATTCGTACATTATTATCACCCGTCCACGAAATAATATTGTCAGTACCGCTGTCAATGAGAAATTTTGTGTCAGAAACTGTGCTGTACAGGATATCTGCTGTGTTGTTACGTGAAGCCGTGTCAAAAAGTATGCACGCATCAATTCCAGAATCATTAGTTTCAATATAACCGCCGGAAATATTGTTTTGATATCCGGAAACCTGATACGCGTATACCGGATCCGTCGAACCAGAGCTCTTTTTCAAATCCTGGATAACGTTGTCCGTAAATGAGCATCCGGTATTATAGCGCGACTCTTGAGATACTCCCTTCTCAACAGTCTGTATATCACATCCATGTACTGTGGTTGCGTAAGCTGCGCTACTACCACCGGTTGTTTCATAATCATCGAGAACAATACCTTTCTTGCCCCACCACGCACGGCAATTAATAATTTTATTTACCTCGCCGCCGCAGTAAGCAATGTCACCTGACGGTCGGTTTCCTATCACAAACAGATTTCCCCGCATGGCTCGCTGCTTGATTGTTGAGTTAGGGTAAAGTGACTCAGCAAGCCCGGTTCTGTAATTCCCTGCATAGCAGTTTGATATGATTGACCTTGATATATCTCTGAAATTAAAAGCTGTCTGAATGTTATCCGGGACTGATTCCTGGTGAATGTGATTGAGGAAGATAGAAAAGCTGTCGCACAGTACATTCTCTACATAACTGTTTTTTTGCCCTTCGATTAGCTCCCGGCGAATTACACTGCCTGCCGTATTATATTTTGCCAGCAAACAAGATTGTTGCTGACCGAAACCTGTTAGAGAGTTGCCGGCATTCAATTTTATTGAAACGCTTGGGTCTATAAGGTACAAACCTGAAAATGTTACATTTTTATGATAATCAAGCGCGGCCTGAAAGTTTTTAGTGGCATCAATAACGCCGCCATTCTGAGCGCCAGCCTGAGAAACATCGAGGGCGTCACCAACCTGAATAACCGCGACAACATCATCAGTTATTTTATGATTAATGATATTGTCAGGTGACCATGACTGATCGTCAAAAAAAGAGCGAGCATCGGCAATAGACATTATTCTATATGTCGCTCCCCCGGTCTCACCATCAAAATAAGAGCCTGTATTTACATACATTGGAGGAACAATAGACTTGTTGCCGATCATGTCAGACACTGTTTTGTAAAAAATACGGTCTTGCGTTCTTTCTATAGCCACCCATGCACCATATCCAACCCCACCTGAATTTTCAGGGGTGGAACCGGCTGGTATGCTCTTAGGTAAATCACCATCCCAGCGATAATAAAGCCCGGTTTCCTCATCACGCAATATCTCATTGCGTTTTGTAATATCAGCACCCTTTTGGAAACTATCCACAGGAATATAGCCTGCGGCTATAATTGCGTGGTTGATATCAACCTTGAATCGCTCCATCAATTGTTCAAATATCCAGCGCATGCCTTCAATTGTCATATGACGGCGACCAAACCGGTCTTTATATTCCCGCTCCAGCGATGTAACAAATTCGTCAATTTTTCCTGCGTTAAATTTCAGGTCGCGAGCTGCTTCACTCGGTACTGCATTTTGAGTAGGGATAGTTGTCATGTGCCTTTTTTCCAATAAAAAAGCCAGCTCTATGGCTGGCTTGTTGGTTTGAGTGTTATGTCAGACGTTATAGTCTGCTTTCGGTGCGAAATACTCGCTTGCGGTGATGGAGAATGTTCCGTCTGCATCCGGTTTCTTGTCAGAGACTACCCAGCGCATAGCATCCATTTCAGTGACGGTTGATATGATGTACCGTGACGGTGACTGAACATTGTGGCCGTCATAGATATTGAGCTGAATATCAGGAATGTCGGCAATAAAGCCTTTATCCGTATCAGCCCGTGCCTGCGCCGGATATTCTCCGGATGAGTTTCCGAGGTGATCGGTGATGCTCACCACCATACCCCCAGAAAACTCAATGCGCTCACTGGTGCTGAACACATTGCCGGTTCTGCAGGTGATGTGTCCGCCCTGCTGATTACTGTCGTAGCTGTCTGCCACCAATACCATATCGCCTGGGTACACATAGTCACCGTCTGCCAGTGTTTGCAGGCTGATACTTGTCCGCTGGCTGACCAGGCGATCCATTTCCAGCAGTGCGCGGTCAATGGCCTGATACTCGTTCCGGCATCCGTGCAGGGTGATTTTATTCGGGCTTTTCGCTGCCCCCTTCACTACGGCACCATTTTCGATACGGTACTTCAGGTAGGTTTTTTTGTTGGTTCGCGGGTTAACATATTCGACCTCAACGCCGTCATTCCCGCCAGGCAGCGACATATCGTATGAGATGCGAAAGTTATTGCCGGTGATATTTGACCGGTTAAACACTGCCGCCGGATATTTTCGCTCCTCCTCTCGGGAGAACGTCAACACCCCGTTATCAAAGAACGCCGTCACCCGCGCCACGTTGCAGATTGTTTCGATGCGTTGGCCGAGCGATACATCCTCGTCATCAAACGTGTAATCAAAGTACCCGAGGCGCTTGTCAGGTAGTCCGGCGTAAATCTCATACAGCCCGTGCAGATCGATAGTGTTCTCCGGCTGCTTACCGGTAACCAGCCACGTATGCGCCACTGCGTCAGCAAATGAACGTGACGGACGTTCTGTGTAATCCACTTTGCGATTGGTCATGTCATAGCTGATCACATGTCGCGTCACCAGAGCGTTATATTTGCGCTCACGCGAGCTGGTCGGGTTCTCTGTTGCTCTGACTGTTACCCGAACAAGGGTGTCGTCAGGATGCTTTTCATTGACCCTGCGGCGGATGATGTGCGCCTTTTCCAGCTTGAGGATGCTGTGGTCGTTGCTGTTTTCCAGTCTGGTTAACTGGAATGCATATCGACCGTACCCACCTTGTGGTGTGAATTTTTCCGTTTTGTAATAGTTTTTTGTCTTTGGTGCTGCCGGAAATCCTCGGTTATATGATTCTCTGGTGCCGGGAATTTCCTCGTTGTCGTCGTTTACCTTCCAGAATTCCATTCTGGCATTAGCATAATCACCCTCGCCAAGCTGGGCGTTTATATGAATCCACAGCTGCCCACCATCCATCGGTGAAAAGAACGGACCGACGGTCAAAAACTGGTTGTCATAGAGAATGAATTTCGTGGTGTTAACAACAGCATTCGGCGGCAGTGTCGCCAGGTCATTACCGGAAAGGCTGGTAAAGAAGAACTCGTAATACTTTTTCGGCAACACTATTGACCCGTCATCTGTTTTTTTCGCCTCAGACAGATAAGCATCGACTTTGATGTCTTTTGTCACATTACCGGCTGGGGTGTCATACGATACATTTACGGTCATTGATACTGAGCGTGGCTTGATGATGTCATAGAAGTAATCGAACTCATCTTGCCTGGCGATTTTAATCATCGCCTCGCCACCCTTTATCTCACCGGAAATGACCTCATTTGCTGTTGCCTGATACTGCGGTATTTCATCACTTTCATTCGGCCCCGGCACTTCCTGACCATCAACATCGTGAAATTCAAACCCCTCAAATATCTCAGGAATATTTTCACTGGGCTGAAATATCTGGTAACTAGCGCCGTCCAGTGCGGTTAATTCTGATTCCGAGTATTTCACGTTTTCGATATCAAATTTCCCGATACCGAAGTTCATCCACTCTGTGACTTTTTTCTTGTTATCTATGTACTCAAACAGCGATTGCTGAATCAAATCCGGATATGCCCTCACCTGTCCGTGAATTTCCGGTCGTGCCTGATATGTTCTGGCAACGTTGGTTTGCCCTGTCAGCCGGTTATTCGGGCTGTCTTTTACGTTTGCGTCTGCAGATGTGAATGACGGAGTTTTCGGTGCCAGAAAAGAGAACACCTTCGATACCAGTTTGAATATCGGGCTCAACAGGCTTCCAATTGCGCCACCTTTCGGCTGGTCAAATACCTGAATGTAATGCAGTTCAGTGATAACAAAATCAAGGCTGTCATTATCAGTCAGCTGCACACCATTGACCATGATCACAACGTCACGGCTGATGTTCTGTTCTTTCAGCCAGTCAAAAAAAAGAGAGTCGGATTTTACTTCGACTCTCTCTTTCGGTGCTCCCGGCAGGCGCTGAATTTCAATTACCGGCATAGGTCATAAACTCCACTTTGCTGTATATCCGCTGAATGGTCAGCAATCTGTCCAGGCGGACATGCCCGTTATCGCCGCGGCTGTGCAGAACCATCCCACCGAGCACAACGCCGACATGAACCGGCACTGACCCGTCATAGGCCACAAATATCCCGCCGCTTACCGGATGTTCTTCCCTCTTCCAGAAATCCACCTCATTTTGATAACAGGTCATAAAATCACTGTCAGATTCGTAACCGCTGTCGTGATGAATTTCAGCACCGACAACATGCCGGTAATAAAGCGTCACCAGCCCCCAGCAGTCACACGCAGTAAACGAGCACGCCCGGTTAACCCACGGCACCCCGACCATTCTGTCTGTAAATTCGTCTGTCGTCATACAGCCTCCAGCCCCGGCCACTCCTGCGGCTCATAAATGCGGCCGACATTTTTATTCAGCGGATTGGTCATCGAAAGTGTCATTGATACAGACTCCGCATCCAGAGACACATCCTTCGCAAACAGCTTCCAGCGCACGATTGCCGTACCTTTATCCGCCTCATCAAACAGCCGGTGCGTCACCTCGACCGGCACCATCCGTGAATACGACCGCCAAGCTTTCAGTTTCTGCTTAAACTCATGCGCCACACGGCTGAATTTCACGCTCGCGTCGATGATCGGCGTTTTACTCTGCTGACTCTCTGACATCTCAAAGTTGCACGGCAGGTATTCAATCCCGCCGAGTGTCTTCGGGAAAATCTGGTGAGTGATCAGGTAAATGTCGCCGAATGACGGATGTGATAACTGGAGTGTTTCGTACAGGATTCGGTTTGGTCGTTGTGCGCGGAACTCACGCAATGTCGGCATTATCCCTCCTTACACCTCGGCAGTGTTTCAGTGACAATAACATCCAGCCAGCTGCCGAACGGTGGCGGAAATTCGATAATCACATCACCGAACTCGTCATCATCGTTATGCAGGTTTTTACAGATAACCTGACCTGTCCATGTGACTGACGCACCGTTAACACTGGTCTGCACAGGATAGGACACAAAGTGCAATTCCTGTTCCTGTAATCCGCTGCCGCCGATGTCGATTTTCATCCGGAACCACCGGTTACAGTTATCCAGATAATCGGGATGGCGCAGCCACTGAGCAAACGCCCGTTCCTGTACCAGTGTGAATATCCAGGTGACATTCCAGACCGTTTTCAGGTCATCGGTCAGTTTTTGGAATATCGGTGCGCCGACCTGTGGCTGATCTGTCATGTAACCGGTGTCGATGGTCATGTTTTTGTCTGACTTCTGTGCCAGAGGAAGCCAGTCAGGATAGTCGATAATCATCTCACCCTCGCAGATGCTGTTGTGTTTCGTGTGATGGCGCTGTGCATCGGCCCCTTGTTATCCATGTCAGCGATAAACACGTCTATAGTCATGCCGTTGCTGTCCTGTCTGGCCTGAGCATCAATCCTGTTACCTCCGGATGAATAGTCGTTGATATTCACCGTCACCGGCGCCTGTCCGCCACCGATATCACGGTTACTGATTACCTTACCGTTATCACCGGGGATCATGTACTGGTTACCGTTTGACGCTTTGAATATCTCCGGCTTGCCACCCTCACCAACCCGGTACATTTCACCGGCAGATACCTGACCACCATCTTTACGCGCACCGGCAATCGTCAGTGCCTTCATTCCGATACTGGTTGCTGCGCCGGTCGCCTGTGCCGCAGTATACGCACCAAGGCCACTCGCAGATGCCGCCCCCATCGTTGCTATAGATGCCGCAATAGCCGCCGGAGTCCACGCAGCCAAAGCCGCAGCACCACCGGCAACAGCTGCTGATGCGTTCGCCGCCTGAGTGGCTACGCCCAATGTCTGACCCAAGATGAAGTTTTTAGCCATCTCAACGCCGACCTGAACGATAGAGTTGACCACACTGTTAAGCATGGTGTTACCCAGCGACCGCGCAGCATCACCCCAACTCATGGTTTGAGTGATAAGGCCGGTGATAGCGTTGGACGCATTCCCGGAGAGAGAATCAACCGCTGATGTGAGCATGTCATAGCCCAGGCTTTGCTGACTCAGCAGTTGCCACTGTGCTGCAATTTGCTGCTCCTGATACTGTTTATCCTGTGCGGTTTTCAGCGCCATATACTGTGCATCGGTAGCTTGTTTTGCGGCTATATACTGGTCATGGCTGATTTGCCCGTCCTGCTGCGACTTCTTCAACAATGCCTGTTCTGCCTGATAGTACGATTCCATCAGTGCCAGCTTCTGAGCATTTTCGTTAGCCAGCGCCTGAATTGGGTCAATTTTTGCCCGATTCTCAGCGACAATATTCACCTGACCATTTGATGTTTCTTCTGATATTTTGCGCGAATACTCAGCGTATATCGCCGCCCTGCGTTGCTGATATTGCTCTTCGGTAACCAACTTACCTTTCAGTTGTCGCTCAAGTTGCTCCTGAGCCAGTTTCATATCCTGATCGGCTTTCACCCTAGGATTCTGCTCAAAGGCATCTTTCCGGTCTTTTATCTTCTGAGTGAGGTCGTACTCCTTACCGGCAAGTTCAGTTATTTCGGCTATCTGTGCTGCATTAGCCTTTGACCCAAGCTTCTGCACTGCCTCAAGGATTGCTGCCTCACGGGAAAGCCCTTTAGTTTCCAACTCTGCAACCTTCGTCGCATTAGCCAGGTCAGTTATCTTCTGTTTGAGCTTTTCGGCTTCTGTGGCTTCTTTTGCTGCTGCGCTGGCTGCTGCTTTCGATGTGCGAACCGTTTCCTTTTTGGCATCAGCAAGATCATAACTTCTGGCTGCTTCATTCTCTATTTGCTGCATTTGAGTCGAGTCAGCCTTGACTCCTGCTTCTTCAGCTTTCTGCTTTGCGGTGGCGATAGCCCTCTGACGATCATCTGTTATTGCCAGGAGCTCATTTTGCTTGCGAAGATTTTCCAGTAACTTATCGCCATCCTGACTGCGCTCAACAGTCAATGATGTTGCGTTAAATCTCTGCTTTGCCCTTGTGGCGTCTTCAAGATTTAACCCGTACGCTTTAAGTGCTGCACTGGCATTCGGCAACACAGAACCGGATTGAGCCTTGAGGAGATCAGCGCCTTGCAGTAATTCACCGTTGAGCTTCGCCTGCATCAGTCCTGTTGAGTTTAATGTACGCGAATACTCAGTTGTTTTTGTATCTAATTCAGCCTGCTTTATCTTTATTTCATTGAGTATTTTGGCTCTGTCACTTTCCGCCCCGGCAAGGCTGTAGTTCCTTTCACCTGCCTTTTTGTACCTCTCATTCAGGCTATCTATTTCGCTGCCAAGCTCTTTAATTTCATCTTTTTGAGTAGACATATGCTGGGTGGCTTTCGCTATCATTCCCTCAAGCTGGACGCGGTTCATGCTCTGCATTTTTTCCGTCAGTCCCTCAAGCTCATCAGCAAACTTTGACGCCTCCTGTCTGGCCTCTTCCGTTTTCTGGAAAAAGTAATAAACCGCAGCACCTGCCAACATGGCGGCACCTGCCGGTCCACCTATCGGTGCAAGCAACCAGTTCATGGCTTTCAGTGCATTAGCCATTGTCAAACCAGTAGCGGCCACCCTAGCCTGAGATGCGCTCAGTGTATTGTTAGCCTGCGCTGCAATGATGGCTGCATTGCTGTACGCCGTTTTCAACCTTGTAACGTTAGCCAGCGCTGTGGCCTCTGCCGCCGACCCTCTGGCGACCTGATATTCTGCTCTGGCAAGATTTAGCGCTGACATTGCCGCGTCTCTGTCTGCCACTGTTTTTCTAACAAGCACAGCTGCCGCGTCACGTTCAGCTACTGCCGCCTGTCTTGATGCGGCTGCGCCAGCCATTGTGTCACGGGCTTTTTTAATTTGCGCGGCACCGGCCAGCGCCAGTGCGCCGGCGTACCTTGAGCCAATAACCCCGGCGGCAATAACCAGAATATTTGTCAGGTAATCAAGGTTTTCACTTACCATCACCACGGAGTCATTAAACCCGCCGATGAACGACTGAACAGTCGATGAGTTACCGAAAAACTTAGTGATGTTATTACCAGCCTCCTGTAATGCCTGAGACATGGTCTGAGTAGTTTTCGAAAATTCCTCGCCAATGGCTGCGCCCTGCGACAAAAGTCCGTTAACTACCACGTCAGTGGTCAGCTTTCCTTCTGCGGCCATTGCGCGTAACTGACCGATGCTGACCCCCATTGAATCAGCTAGAGCGACCATCAACCGACTTCCCTGTTCAGAAACTGAGTTAAATTCCTCACCGCGCAGAACGCCGGACGCAATACCCTGCGACAACTGAATGATGGCATTTTCAGCTTCCTGAGCGGTGGCGCCGGAAACAATGAAGCCCTGGTTAATAATGGTTGTCAGTTTCGCCAGATCTTCCGCTGATGTGTTGTACTGTCGTGTTCCGCGCTCAAGTCGGGCGTACAATGTCGCTGTGGCGTCAAGGCTTGACCTGGTGTCCTGAGAGATATTGAATACACGTTCAGTCACTTCAACTAACGATTCGCTGGCACGGACAGAGTTCGATAGTTTGTTGTTGAGAACCGTCCAGGCTTCGGCGTAGCTGGCAACAACAGAAGCAGATAAATACGCAGTCAGTGACGCAGCAACCCGTGATAGCGAGGCCATTGAGCGCTCAGTTCCATTGACGGCGGTCGTTGTGCGGTTAAATCCGCCCTCCATGCTCCGCAGCCGCTGATCCAGTTGGCGCTGTGATGTCAGCAACTGCGCAACATCCATCTGCACCTGATATACGATTTCACCTACTTGTGCCATTTACCGGCTCCTTAAAAATAAAAAACCCCGCCGGTTGGCAGGGTTTGCGTCATAACTTAGTAACTCTACATTTTCCAGCCACAAGCGACTGATATCTCACTCGCAACCTTATCGATTCCATTTAAATTAAACTCAGCGATCACTTGTGATTTTCCGTATGGACTATAGCCAATTATCAATTCTTTCTTGCCGTTAATGCTTTTAATGAAAGCCAATGATTTTGGCGCAAAGGCTGCATCGCCACCCTCGCCCATGCTCCAAGAGGATTTGATAGGTTTACCACCATCGATTCTTGTCGTTATTGGTGTGCCATAACCGCTTCCAAGATAATTATCTACAGACAAAAAAGCCTCTGTTTTGTTATTTGCGCACCTTAAAAATAAGGTTCCGCTACCACTTGATGGGCTAAGCATGGCATAAACATCTGTTTTATCTGTCAGTTTGTTAGTTTCTTTTTTTATAAACCAGTTTCCTTCATCGCGGTAATCGCCTTCCGCAACTGCGACCAATGGCACAGTACTCAGTAAAATACTGATCAATAGCTTCTTCACATCCCCACCCTCAATAATTAGTTTCCCTCATGTTAATCATCTGGTGGTGCAAAGGAAAGCAAAAAGCCTCAGTTAAGAGGCGGCGTGTGATCTGAATTACAAGGCCGTCCGTGGCCTGTGTGGGCTAGCGCCAATCGGCTGGGATTGGTGCGCTTATCTGCATTCTCAGGCCGCCATCAATGAAAGGAGAAACGACATCATTGAGCTTCCTTAATGACTGGAGAGATCTTTCCGCATAATGACGATGCGCCCTGTGCTCTAACCGTGCAGCACTTACGTCATAACCGGCCTCTGTTAATGCTGATAGCAGGTTACTGATTGCTGACGGTGATTCGCAGATATCGCCATATAACAATCTGTACGGGAAAAAGCACGGCTCTTTGTGACTAAATCCGTCAATCCCGCGCGCTTTAAGCGCCACCTTGTATTGATTCCACCAGGAAAGCGGAAAATTAAAATCATGCTGTACAGTAATCTCTTGCTGCTTCGGAATGTACTCACCTTCGAGTGCATCCAGATACGATATCGCCAGCGGGATTTGCTCCGGCAGCAATTCGTTGATGTGCTGCACACCAAACTCAGCGTGAACGTGCTTCCAGATGTCCGGGTAGATATTACCGACACCGTGCGCGATAAGACGCTCGGCTGTCTGGCGCAACGGAATGAGCTCTTTCGCTGTGGACTGGCGGAAGTTTGGCTTTTTCTTCACCTCGCCGGTAGTCCAGTACTCATACAGAACATCGTCGCTTCTATCTTGGTAAGCCGCAACTTTATCTCGTATCTCTGCCCTGACCTTGTTGATATTGATCGTATGCAGCCAACCGGTCAGCTTTTTAAGCGCTAAGCAGACCACGCTACGGCGCTGATTATCGCACGGAAGCTGCATTGTGATATTCACAACGCAGGTCTTAAATCGTTGTTTTATCTTTGTATATTGAGACGCCCAATCTAACCCCATCCCCTCAATGAATGGACGCATTGCAACAAATGGCTGGCCTTCATAGCTCACCAAATACAAATTGTCGCCGTGGAAAGGTACATTGATTGTTGATATACTTGTCATGTCAGTCACTCCGAAGTTTCTGGCGATTTAGAGGCCTCAGTTGTTAGCGCAACTGGGGCTTCGCCGTTTATGTGGATATATCTATGCGTCACGTTCACTCAGTAATCCGTCCTGCTTCAATGTGCGCTTCACTCGGCTTAATATCTCTTTGCTATAAGACCGATCATTACTTTTTGCCAGATTGCGCAAAATAATCACAATCTCATCAGGGAAGCGCACTGAAGATGGGCTCTGTGCTTTCATTTTGTCTCCATTTGTATGTGGTACGCATACATATTATGTAGGTACGCATTGATAGTCAATAGATACCTACTTATCCTGTAAAAAAACTTACGGGTCTCATCATGTCAGAAAGAAAATACAAAAATCCACAGGTAAACCTACGTCTCCCTGTAGAGCTAAAAGACAGGGTGGCTGAGCTAGCAGAAGCTAATGGCCGGTCAGCAAATCAAGAGATGATTGCTGCCATCGAGGCTTGGGTTGATAAAAACAAAAATATCCAAGTGTTAACGCTTGCTGATTTAGCTGAAAGAGTCGCATTTCTTGAATCTATAGTGTCAGGGGATAAAGAATAGATTACCAGCAGCTAGCTTCACTAACATTTAATGGACTACCTGGTTATGGCAAAAAATGAATTATCCGTTCCCCACATAAAAGACGCCGATGTTTACAAATCATCAGCGTCAAAACTTCTTTTGCTTATACCTAAAAGCAGATCAAAGAATCACACCCTTGCATTAAAGTATGCTGGCCTTGTTGAGTCAATCCAAGTGTATGTTGAAGAACAACTTTTTACTATTTGTTATATTGATATAGGAATAGCAAGAAACTGTGAGATTGCATCTAAAATAATAAATCTAGCTCAAGGGTGGAAGGGGTTCACCGTAGTATATAAAGGAAAAACGATCTCAAGCTTTCATCTATCTTACCGTCTATTGCCATGCATTATTAAGGCCACTCAGTGCAACAGCAAGAAAGCCCACTGCTCGCAGAGAGTAAATGGGAATGCCTACATAAAAAACCATGGGTTTGCTAATTACCGTATCTGTGATTTTGATTTAATTATCCCATGCAAGCTAGCTGATATTGGTTTCTATGAGCCAGCGCTGGACGTGCCAATCAATGAACAATATCAAGCAATGGCGGTAGAGCTTGGCGTGCATTGGTGCCCATTTTTTAATGCTGATAACATACAAATAATTGACGTACCGAAAAGCTCACCTTCAAAAAGTAATGACTTTGACATGCAAGTCAGTGGAGCGTCGGCTATATTGAGTATCGATATATCTGATTTACTAAACAAAAATTAACCAGCAGCATCAGGCAACAAAAAACCCGCCGGAGCGGGTTATTTCAAGAATCATGGTTGTTGCTCAGATTCATCCATTATTAATTTTGGGTGAACCTGGTCGACTAAATCGTAAAATTGCTCTGGGGTTTTTGATATTTTTAGCAATGTAACAATTGATGCTAAGTGCTCCCTTAGTTTCGGATGCCCTATATCATTTGTTAACCATTGATGCAATTTAGCCTTTTTCTCTGATCTTGATGCGGTTTTCTTCAGTTCTGGCAGCAGATCTGGGGCCAAGCGACTATATACTACATTATTCGTGACGTTCCCCATAAAGCCAGGTCTCCACGATTTGTTTCCACTAGCTGGAGGATACTCAAGGCCATATATTTTAAATAGACCCTCATAATAATCGGGAGGGAATGTACTCACCCATGGTTGCAATTCCTTCGCCACAAAAGATTCTAATATTTTTGCTAACGCATCTCTTTCTCGGTCTCGTTGGTAACCAGTAGCTTCATCTATGAGCGCCACAATACCAACACGAGCGAACCCCCTGACCAACAATTCACACTGCTTGGCAAAGTGCTTTTGCTGCACAGCAAGTATTCCCTGTGAGTTTGCCTCCAATACAGCGTCACAAATATCAGCCAATATCACAGCTTCAAAACCATAAATTGAGCGCCCACCACCCTTTACCCTAAACTCTATTGGGCTAGTGCAGCGTGCGGATAACTCATTGGTAATTATACCTTTTGATTCTAAATTCTTTATAAAAGTAACAATTCGCTGCTCGCCGCGCACACCGCCGCTTTTTGACATTCCTATCCCAGCCTGTAACCCACCCTGAGATAAAACTCGCCTGCCATCATCTAGCACGTAACATGGTATCTCTATGTCACCTATCTTTAATGATGCGCCACTATCTCCATACGCCGCCACAGGCAAGGAGGCGTAGTGTTTTTTCATTTCAGCTGCTTTTTTTGCCGACTCTTTTCTTTCTGCCGCTGTCATTTTTGCCGCTCTAGCCTTGCCGCCAGCGGCCTTCCCTGTAACCTTTTCTTTTTTGCTATCAGTCATAACGCATTCTCGTGTTGTGAATTTACGTGCAACACTATCACATGTACGTTATAACGTGCAATGTTTATTCATGTACGTTGTGAGCGCCAAATAAAGACAAAAAATAAGCCCCTCCCGGGGCTTAGTCACGCCTTCTTCCTGCTCACCAACCGGCGCTTGCCATTAATCAGATCATCGTTGCGGGCATCGTCGGCTTTGGTTATGGCTTCATACTCATCTTTCGTGAAGCCTTTCTCATCCGGATATTTCGCTTTCAGCATCATCACGAACTCGGTCATTGTGAGTTGCTCCGCCTCGCTGCGGGTAATGTTGAAATGTACACGGGCGGCACTGATGTAATCGACGGCGTGGAACTCGTCGGAGTATTCGTCTTTACCTTCGTTGCGCTGGAGTTTGCGCACCTTGGCTTTACCGATAATGCCGTGGGTCATTAGTTCGCGCGCCAGCAGGATGATATCGCGATAATGTATAGCGCCCTGCCGGTACACCATGCCGGATTTGCCAGGTCGCCACTCACCGATAACCTCAGAACAGTCATCGTCACAACATGCCTGCATCACGTCCATTGCGGTCGATAAGATGCTGCGTCCGTAAACCGGCTTATTTAACAGCGTTATCAGCCATTCAGGAACAACCCCGTAAGCGCCCACAGCAGACGCAATAATTTGCTGCACCTCTGCGCCATTTAATCGCGTAAACGCACTCACAATCTCTTTAGGCTCACCGATTCGCGTCATGGCATCCAGTGACGGGCGGAACAGGTAATCATTTTCGGCAGTGGATATCACCATCTCGCCGTATTCTAAACGCGGTGTCATATATCCTCCTGAACATTATCAAGGGCACCCGGAGATGCCCTTTGTAATATTTAGGCCGCAGTGACTGTAACGACGCACTTCGCCGTTTTGCTGCCATCTTCAGATGTGACAGTAATATTCGCGGTGCCGGCAGCAACACCGGTAACAGTGACGACATTCAGCAATTTACTGACGGTAGCAAAATTAGACTTATCGCTGACCACCTCGTAATTTTTGTTTGTCGCATCAACCGGATTAAATCCAACCGTGAATGTTGCAGTTTCACCGGCTTTCACAGTCAGTGTCGCAGGGTTGGCGGTGATGCTCTGAACCACGATTTCTTCCTGCAGCCATTCAAAGCTGTCAGCGTCTGCGACTTTCAGTTCACCGGAATACGTGGAGATTTCTTTGGTCGGAAACTCCATAGACCATGATGTGAAGTTCATGTAACCCTGAATCACATCACTACCATCGCCTTTCATGTCGAGCTGCACCCAATATGACGGCTGACGGCTGGCCTTGACTTCAGCAAGGATTTCTTTGGCGATATCAAAAGCAGACGTGGAACCATCAGCACCTTTGCGCTTCAGTTCACCATCAAACTTAATGGTTAAATCCAGACCGGTCACGATGGCCTCTGTCAGGCCTTTCGTGTCATCAGCCTTGGATGTAACTGTTTCAGTACCGTAATCCAGCCCTTTACTGGTCAGTGCGCCGAGACGCAGAAACGCTGACTGTTCAGGAACCGTGCCGGGGCAACCGGGCGCGATACGGAGAATTCCCGCATTACCCATCACCAGGCCTTTATCATCAGGGCATTGTGCCATGTTGTAACCTCTTTATTTGCAAATAAAAAAGGCCGCATAAGCGACCTGTTTGAAGTGTGTTTGTTCAGGATGTGCAGCGGAAAGCCAATTGCATGATGAACCGGCCTTCTTCTGTCGGTACCGGCTTAGGCATGCCGCCAAGGTTGTAAACTGAGTTGAGTTCGCAATCATCAGGAAACTCGGCTACGAAACTTAGGATATCTTTCGCCCTGGTTAATACCGGCTCCGGATCATTCTGTGCGGACACCAGAATCAGCATCACATTGTCATCTGCGCCAAGGTCAGCAAATCTTCCGCTGCCGCCGTCAGGCTGAATAACGGCATATTGCTGTGTGCGTGACTCCGGCTCTTCCGTCCATGTCAGGTACTGAACAGTGAAATCATCCAGCAGGCCGACGCGGCTCAGATAACGCTCAAATGCTTCGTGTATCATATGCGCATCTCCTGATGCATGGCCGCTTCAATCTCATCGCGACTATCTTCAAATCCCAGCGCAAGGAACTCTTTTCGCGCAGTGGCGCGCCGGAATGTCTGCTTAACTTTCGGGTCATGTACAAATACCGCGTAGTTCGCAGAATATCCGACACGTCCGGTAACGCGGGTGCCGTTAACTGTGATTTCACGGAACTGAGAGTTGATAAGCGTAGATGTATCGATAGGCGTGAACAGCGTGGCCTGAGCACCACCAATCAGCATTGCTGCCTGTATTGCGCGTGTAACTTTCCGACCGGTGATATTGCCGACCAGTGCATTGATATTAGCGCTGACCTCTGCGATACCTCTGATTTTCGCCGCCATATCACACCGCCGTTATCAGGGTGTAGTCGTCCGCTATGTGCTCGAATACGTCCTCATCACGCTTGATGAATTTGATTTCGTCAGCACCGGCAGAAACCGGATCGCCCGAGTGCTTGCCGATAGCGATAAAGTCACCTTTCTTCGCATCAGCGTACTCAGTCCAGAGCACCAGTTTGATGGTGATTTCAGACCCGATATCAATCTTTCCGCCCTTAAGCTCGCTACCATAGCCACACAGGAAATGAACCGGTTCCGAGAATGCTGGCTTACCGTATTTGTCTTTCCCGGCAAGCCGCCACAGCGTAGCCCATGAGGTATACGCCCAATTTGCAACTGAACTCATTGACACCCCCCGACCACACCGAAGAAGCCAACCGTTTTGCTCGACAACGGCAAATCAGAGAGACACCCGGCACTGTCCCATGCGCGGATCTGGTTCAGCAGATAATCAGTACCGGCAGAATCGTACGCGAAAGAACGAGACGCCCCGTTAGGAGCGCTCTGTGATGATATCTTTCGTGCGCCAGACAGCGAGGCCAACCGCACAACGGTGTAAATCAGCAGCAGTTTCTGCGTGGTTTCGTCGTAGTTGGCTTCGAGACATCCGGACTTTGCATTAACCTGACTCAGTAACAGCGACAGCACAGAATCAGGCAATGTAAACCCGAGTTCCGCAATCATCGGCTTTACGTCATCAAGAGTTATCTGCATTATTTTTTACCGTTAGGTTTTGCCTTTGGCTGTTCAGGCTGTTCAGGCTGTTCAGGCTGTTCAGGCTGTTCAGGCTGTTCAGGCTGTTCAGGCTGTTCAGGCTGTTCAGAATCATCGTTACCAAGCGATGCAACTTCAATATCACCCGATGCGATAATCTCAACCAGACCGGCCTTTTCCCATTCTTTCGCGCTTTCATCTGACATTGTCAGTTGGCTACCGGCTTCCACATGCTGGAAACCGGCACCGGCGAAGAAGTTATTTGAAACTACTTTTACCAGTGCCATAAATCCCCCTTATGCGCCTTTCGCGTGAACGACTGAGAAGTGACCGCTGATGTCCTGCTTAACCATCAGACCGGCAGCGCCCCATGTGCGCCATACGTAATCAGAGTTATAGAACTGGCGCGGGTCTGCGACAGTACCAAACGCCTGACCGACAATCGGAGCGATAACACCGGCACCCAGTGGCACGATCAGCATTTCATTGTCTTTCAGCTCGCAATCTTCTTTGATGTCTTTGATGCCGGTGATTTTCTTCACCTCTTCCAGAATGGTGCGGGTCTGGTTCACATCGAAATACACGCTTTCCCAATTTGACAGGATTTCACCTGACACATACCAGGTCTGCTCACCGTATTGTTTGTTTTTCAGTTTCAGCACATCACGCAGTTTGATGATTTCTGCGCGGATCACCTTGCCGTCCTGCTCGGTGGCAAAGTTAACAGTCAGTGTCACCTGCGCAACGCGCTCATCAGCACGGAAGCCCTTCCATGATTTGCCATCAAACTTGATGAAATTACCTTCGGAATCACGGAACCCGTTCCAGATAAAGTCAACGTATTTGCGGCGGACAGTATCAACAGAATCAGACTGTGCATCGGACAAAGAGGCCAGCGCGGAACCTTTCGCGAAGATCGGGTCACGGAAGCCAAACTTAAAGCCGGTATCGTGAATCGGCACCATCGTACCGTCAAAGGTGAATGCACCGGCATCAAGCAACGCACCAATCTGGCCGGACATTGACGTATGAGCCACGCCACCACTGCCTTTACGGGCATATTCATACACGGATTCTTCCAGACGAACGGAGCGGGAAAGCCCCATCAGGTCATTCAGCAGGGTAAACTCGGTATTCGGCTGAAACTCGGACAGAACAGTCTGGTCATATGCTTTATACAGGCGGCGGATATCATCAACTGCGTTAGCGGCATCAACTCTGATTGCGCCGTTACCGCGTGAATTGGCACGGATAATGAACTCAGCAACAGCCTGTGAGGATGCGTCACGGGCAATCTGCAGTTCGCCAAACTGCGCCATATTTGCTTCAAGGTTGCCGGTTTCGGTCGCCTTTGCTTTTGAATAATAAAACATTCAGTTCTCCTTACTTGAACACAACGCGAACCAGCTCACCCGCCTTAGCGGTCAGTGCTGAATCTTCTTCGACATAGGCGAATACAACTTCACCTTCCGCAGCGGTGGCCGCTGTGATCTGGCCGTTGGCAACAATCACCGGCTGGCCTTTTTTGTACGTACCGGCAGCAGCCCGGACGTTCAGGAATAATCCCTGCAATGGCTGGATTGTCACCACCCAATCACCGGCCTTCAGGTCGTCATCTACACCTTTGCAGCGCAGATAATCCATGTTTGCCACGTACAGGATCGCCGACTCTTTACCATCTACTGAGGCTTTGAACTTGCCGCCATCGAAAAAGCCTACCGTGCCGGGCTTAATGTCTGCTAACGCCTCGCCTTCACGATTTAACAGCGGGTTAGGAAAGATACCGCCAGCATGAATCACACGTTTTGTTTTGTTCGCCATGTCGTTTTACTCCGGCATTTCTGATACTGAGGTGGAAGAGTTATGCTGAGAATGGAACGAGCCATTCAGCCCCTGAACCGGTGCGCACTGCGCATACAGCTCTTTCAGCGGGTCGCCGTCCAGCGCATTCACAGCTGTTTCTGTGAAGCCGAATTTGGCCTTAACTGCTTCACGCATGGCTGATTTTTCTTTGTCAGCGTTTGCGTTTAACTGGCTTTTAAGTGCGCTGATTTCATCAGTGAGCGGCTTGAGTGCGGCATTCACTGCTGCGGTGACGTCATCTGTGTTAGTGGCCTTGTCTTTGGCCTCTTTCTCCGCTTTCTCACGCGCCGCTTTCTCTTCCGGCGTTTCTTCGCCGTTGGATTCATTGGCGATCATCTGGTTGTACGCATCCATCAGCTCAGCATCGGATTTTCCGTCTGTGTCGATGCCTTTTGCCTTCAGCGCGTTTGTGATGAGTTGTTTCATCGGGTCGTTTTCCTTATTGGTTTTTACTTCGTACTCTGTTGGCTTGCGCACAACTTCAATGGGCTCACCGACAAATTCAGCTACGCCGTTATCGTCAATGAGGTATTTTTGCTGGTAGGTTTTACCTGATTTGTAGTAGATGAATTTGTCAGGCCAGACTGTTTCCGGATAAGGCCAGTCATCACCTGATGATTGCTCTCTCAGGGCATCGCGCAGTGCTTTGTGGATATCCTCGAAAGAGAAGTTTGAGCCGTTGGTGAAGAAGAACTTCGTTTTGTTGAAAATGCCTTCTTTCATGCAGTTCGCCGCATCAACCAGGCTGACATTTTCGATATCGCATTTCTGCCCGTCAGCATTAACGAACATCCCGACACCGTCATCAGGTGTGGCCGCGCCGGGCTCACTCGCCGGAAGAATAGCGATGTGGTCAAAGTGCATGTTTCGGGCTACCCATGTATACGGCTTGCCCTTTGACTTGCCTTTGTTCTGCTCGCGCTGCAGCAGTAATCCGGTGGAGACGTGGATCGGGTCTGTACTGTTACCGGCAATGATGTCATCCACACGGGCAAGGAACTCTTTCCCTTTCTCTGTGGCATCCGCGAAACGTCGGTTGACCTTCACGTCCATGACGACTCTTTCACCATCTTTGCGGACATTCTCAGCCCATGCGCCGATGTGAAACTGGTTTACTGCTCTCGGCGTGTCAGCCGATACGTAATCTGTGTCGATTTTAGGGTGTCCGTACGGGCACTGCTTCCCCTCCATCGACTGAAAACTGCTGTTAATTTCGCTGGCCGGATATAGCCCCCCGTTCATCACAACGTCATCAACAACAGGCACAACGCCGCGAATGACGATATGCTCGTCACCGTCGATGATTTCAGTTGAGATATTAGAGGAGTTGATAGCCAGCGATTTAACATGAATACCCGAAAGCTTCATGTGGTGGCCTCTTTGGTTATTAATCTTCTTCTGCTGACCAGGCTTTCCGCTCTGCTGTCAGCCGGTCAATAATGCCTTTGTTGTAAATCGTTCCGTCGTCATTCAGTAATACCGGCTGTGTCGCGCAGTAGCAGTTAAACCTGTTGCCGCCGTCGGCATAGAATGCTTCGACTTCTTCGACAGTGAACACCTTGCCGTGTCGTGCAGCATGCCAGCTGCGTGTAGTCGGTTTCAGCGCAGATAGCCACAGCAGGCCGGTACGCAAACCGAGTCGCTCACTCGCCCACGTGGTTTCATTCCAGTTTGCACGGCGTAACGCGCCCACCTGTTCTGTCTGAGCTATGCGCTTTGCGTTGCTTATTGAGACATCCAGCCGCTGACTCACGATTCTGGCTGTTTCTCCCGGGTTAATCCCTCTGGCTATCGATGTGCCGATGATGTTCGAAAGGTCGGCACGCGCGGCATCAGAAATGCCTTTCCAGTCGCTGAACGTTGAGATAAACGCTGCGGCTATCTGGTTTTGGTATGCCGGTTGTGACATCAGGTAAGTAAGCGTGGTCTGTGATGCATACGCCTCTGACTGTAACGACAGATTGGTATACGCATTCAGCGTTCCGCGATCATACTCCGCCGCGACATGGCTGAACGCCCACAGATTTTCATTTCCACCCTCAAGCAGATACTCATCCAGAATAGATTGCAGCCTTTCAAGGAACCGTGCGTACTCATCAGGCCGCTCAGCGAGGTCATACGAATAAACACCGGCGTTAACCCTGATAATCGAATCTGGTTCGTTCTGTGCGTTTTTAGCGAGGATGTAGCTGTAGAGTGAGTTCTGATTTCGTTCTCTGCCGGTGAATGACAAGTCGAACAGTTGGCGGAGTGCTTTTTTCAGTCCGTGGTACCGGTTTTCAATGTCGCGGTACATCTTTCTGACAGGTCTTCCTGACTGTGTCGGGTCCGCCTTATTTCTAGGTATTATCGGCGACCCTGTTTTCTGGCTCTTTATCATCAGTTAACGGGTCTCCTTTGGGGCTGGTTTCCGGTGGCTCGGTATTCTCAAACTCGGTCAGGGTCGGATATTCACCCAGCGCCCTGATTTCGTTCTCCTGGAATACCGAATGACCGAATGCCTGTTGCGTTTTAGCGGCGATATCGGCAGCTTTGTTCATCGAGTCGATTTTCTCTGCCTTACTCGGTGCCAGTAAATCTGACCAGCTGACGGTGATTTCTTCTCTTGGCTCAATGACACCGAGCATCCAGAGGCGCGATACCACGGACTCAATCACTGATTTCAGAAAACCTGTGCGTCGTGACATGCATGTTCTCGCCCAGTCTTTCATATCCTCTGTTGATGCCCGTTCACCGGTAATCTGACCAATCAATACCTTAACCGGCATATTGATTGAGGCAGCGAATTCAGCCAATGCGGTACGCCATGTAGGTTCAGGGTCAGCCGGTGCAACGGAAAGTACGCTTGCCGTGCCTTCCTGCATCATCACTGACGCGTCAATGCTCTCGTTTAGTCTGCGAACCTGCTCATCAAGCGCATCAGCAAGGCCATCCATATTGGTGCCTAATGCCTCCGCCAGGCGCTGGAAGTCGGTTTCTTTGCTGAACGCATAGTTGAGCTGACGACTGGCGTTTTTCAGGAATCCTTCAGCGCTGCCGCCAGATACCTTTTCAGCATCAAGGAGCTTATTGTAACCTTTCCGCAGTAGCGGGGTTCCGGATGTTAATTTCCCGTCCGCCGCCCCTTCAGCAAGAATGATTACGCGGTCAGGGTGGATGTCAATAATTCGCCCAGGAGAGCCGTCTGACTCCTTGCCGACATGCAATTCTGTAAATGAGTACAGCGCCGGATAGCCGTAATCTTCACTAAGCTGGTCTTCGTTCCAGCGCTTCACATCAAGCTGTTCTTCCCACGCGGGGAGCATGCGGATAATGGCCTTATCTTTCAGGCGTGAAATTACAGCTCTATCGACCGGTTCATCCCATTTGCGACCATCCCGCAACTGAATAATCAGACCTGAATACCGGCCAACCAGATTGCGCTTGTCGGCCTCTTTGATCTGCTCCCAGTGTGATTTAAGCAGCTTGTTCAGCTTGTTATCCCAGTCAGTAGAACCGTCCTGGTCTGCTTCTTCGTCTCCTTCGAATATTTCAGGAACATCAATCCAGCAGCCGGAGATATACCGGTCTACTGCCGCACCACCCAAAGCGTTACGGTCATAGGCGTCGTAAAAGTCATTAAACGTCAGCACTTCCGGATAACCGAACTCGCGCCAGATGCGCGGGCGCTTTGTGTTGCCGGTTCCGATGCCGCCGGTTGCGTATGTCATTCTGGCTCTTTCTACCGCGCTGATAGCGTTATTCACCGCCAATGACAGCCTGTCTCTGTTTACTTCCATTGTTGCCCTCATTAACGTTTACGAACCAGCATGCCGGAGTGAGATTTCTTATTACGGCGACTGACTGCGAAATAACGGAATCCGTCAGCATCGTGTGATGTGTAATCGTGAAGTGGTTTATCTTTCCAGCACCCGCGTTTGTCATCCCATTCTTTCCGGTATGCCTCAAGGTGGGTAATGCCTTCGCCACACTTGTTCTCATCGAATACACAGAGCGGCAGGATTTCGCGCACTGCCTCAATACCCTCATCAACGGATAGCTTCGGCACCACCTCGAAGCTGATGGAGTAGGTTTGCCCGTCAATTTCGTACCCTTCCCGCGCCAGCTCCCGGCGTGATTTCGCATCAGAACCAAACTCGCGGTTGTCGATATCATGCGGTCCGTTATGGCTGGCATAGTCATAGCCTTTGTCTTTCAGTACTTTCATGTAGTGCCGCAGACCTTCGCCACTGTTTGAGTAGTGATCGATGATGTGAAATTCTTCACCGACTTCACGCACAAACCAGATTGACGTTGAGTCACCCACACCGATATCCCAGTAAGTATGCACCGGCAGGTGTGAGTTATCAGGGATTTCGCCAATGCGTTTATTCTCGTACAGCCAGCGGAATTGCTTGGCGTAATACGCACCATCCACAGACTGCTGAAATGCCTCTGACGGTATCGACGGGTATTCCCTCTTCATATCGTCGCCGAGTGTTTTTTCTTTGGCGTAGTACCAGGCTTTCTGCCGGTCGTTGAGCGTGATTCCATATTTGCCTGATAGCTCATCAAAATAGTCAGTCAGGCGTTGCGGTAACTGCTCAACAGGGTCGATTGCGTACTGCGGATTCTTCCACCAAGAGAAAAAGAAAAACTTCCAGTCCAGTGGAGATAATGTTTTGCCCTGCATCAGTGCTTTTTCAGCCAGTTGGCAATAATCGAAGAAATAACCTGCCCGGCCCTCTGCCGTGCTCTCAATCGTCGTGAAGCATTCCGTTGATACCGCCTCAAACGCCCCTGTGACAATCTCACGGGCTTTCTCTGGTTGCTTGGCGCATATCTTCCCGAACTCTGATACGTGCAGGTAACGCAGCGTACCGCCACGAAACGACACGGACACAGTCACCGAGCCGCCTTTGCTGAACACCAGCTCACCGGCGGAGTCATTGCTCGCAGGGTTGGCTGCTTTGATTTCGTCCGGCAAGCGCTCGTAGGCGTATTTGATTTTCTCCCGGAACAGGCGTTTTGCGTCAGGTAGGGTGTCAGCTATCAGTGCGCACTTAGCCGATTCAAATATGGCCGCATCAAGCTGGATGATACAGACCTCAGTAGTGAATCCAAGCTGACGGGCTTTCAGAATGATGTTGCGATTATGGATGCCTTCGAAATATTCCGTTTGCTCAGGCGTCATTTTAAAGCGAACCGGGCGACCTTCTTTATCGGTGATCCAGTACAGATTATTCAGACGCCATTGCTTATTACGCAGTAACGCTAAATGCTCTGGCTTCATGTTATTTGCTCGATAGTTCGTCCATCAGGTCTGAGAGAGTGCCGACAACATTATGCTCGTTTTTAACCTGCTCACGGAATGCCTGGACAGATATGTGCTTACCGAGCAATTCAAGGTTCTTCACCTTGTCAGGCCATTTTATTTTCTTCAGGATGCCGATCATTTCCCGATTTTCACCACGTCCTTCAAACATATCAGCAAGGTCGAAGCCGCTCAGGTAGCGTCGCCATGATGCAGGCCAGTCGGAGACCGGCCTTATGCTCATGTCATCGGTCATAATGTCGAGAACATCCATCTGGTCTATTTCAACCAGGCGCCTCAGCACATATTCAGCATCAACTTTAAGTTGCTCACTGCGGCTGCTCATTAATTCCTGAATCCGTTTTTCGATGTCAGGTTTTGTCAGGTTTTCATTCCCGACACTTCGCGCAGTTTTATCACTGTACCCCGCACGAATAGCCGCCTGTGTAGCGTTCAAATCTACGAGGTACTCACGACAAAACATCTCCTGTTTATCGGTGAGTGCCATAATTATTCCTTACTCTTTTCCTCAACCACCGGAATGTATCTGATGTCGCTGATTTCATCCGGTGCGATATATGTCCATGAGCCGTCCAGACCGGAAATACCAATCAGTCCGTTAGTAATGCGCGGCTCTTTCGTTGTCATCAATCCGTGATATGTCGTGCCGTCCTTTTTGGTTGCTGTGACTTCGTATTTTTCAGTCATGTCCACCTCAGTTAATTAATGTTCACCATTTCTTCCACCACGGCAGGTGTCGCCGCATATGAGGGTGTCTTTATCCCGGTGTTACCGATTGTTCTGGATATCCACACGCTCACTGTGAGGAGTGGCACAGGTCGTGGCTAATGTGGCAGAGGAGATCGGCGGCTCGGAGGTAATAAAAACCCGCTGGGCGGCCTATTGGAGTGTTGTTGCATGGCTGTGTAGTTGGTCAACCGGATAAATCATCTGCATTTGCATCCCTGTTTTACCAAATGCCTGGATGCAGCGAGCCTCGAAATCCTTATAGTCAAGGCAACTGTTTGCCAGCACTGTTATTGCAGTCATTTGATTTTCAACCAGCCTCTGAGCATCAGGCTTGAGATACTGATGAATCTTATCGCCGCTATCCTTAGCCATCTGACGGGCTTCCTCATAGACCGATTCGGGCAGTACAACCTGATATACCCATTTCGCCGTTATCATCCCGAAGAGTGACGAACAGCCACCAACATGCCCGGAATAAGGCAAGCCGGTCATGCGACCAAGAGCCTGATAGAACGGGTGCTGAAAACGCTTTTCCCATGCCGTTGGCTTATCAAGAAGAAAGATCGCATTGATTCTGTCGTCAGTATAAATCGGCGCGTTGTTTCTGATTAAGCCGTCAATCTGCTCATCGCACCAGATTTCGAACTCTACTGATAGCCAGCGGGCAAAGCGAACAGCCAGTTTAGGGTGCAGCCATGTTCCACCTTGAGACCCCGCTTTTGTTTTGACTAACCCTGTTCTTTTAACAAATCTAAGCACCTTAGTTCGTGATGCCGAAGATGTTGAACATAACCTTTTGATTTCGCTTAATTCTGTCACAAAACCAGAATTGGAAAATAGCTTCCTGCTTAAAGCCGAAAGATATTCCAGCACATCTATTTGCCTCAGCCATGCCGTAGGCTCTTTATCAAACTTAGCTGCCACGTCTGTAGCATTGATCCATCCATCATCATTAAAACGAATAGGATGTCCGTCGTATTCGAGAGGAATAATATTGCTCATTAGTTAGTTCCTTTTAGAGATGAACCTTGCGCCCAGGAATAACCAGCCCAAAGAGGGTTAACCAGACCACTACCGGCTATCCTCAAGGCTCATCCTGAAAGGCTCTTTGGTTTTGTGTGTGCCGGGCGTGGCACAGGGTGAAATGCGATTTGTGTAGATACGGGATAATCCCGCATGTAAAATCCGCAACCATCATCACGCATCACTACGTTACTTTGGTCACTTCCGTCTGTTCCGGCATGTCAAGATAGTGATCACCTCCTATCAGAGAAGAGCTATCTAACCTTGTCGGGGTTATTCGCAAAAAAGCCACGCTATTTAGCGAGGCTCGTTGTTTTCTTGTGGGGGTGTTATTTTTCGATATTTATGCTGAATAGGATTGCCACTATTGGAATTACAAACCAGCTAATATCTGGATATATGTGTTGAATACCAGAACCAATTAACATTGGAAAATAGATTTTTTTAGTGGTATCCGCACTCCAGGTAATATTCATTTCATCACCTGCCTTTGTTGCTCAATCTCCCGTATTGCCCGCTTATCGTGATTGCAGTCTGCTATCGACTTCATTGCATCAGCCAACAACAGGATTGCGCCGCCGTATGTCAGTTCATCCGGAATAACCGGAAGTGGACAATCAGCGGTCAGTTGCGGGGGGATCGGCACCACCGGCGCGGGAACGAATGTCTCTTTCGTATTGCTGCAACTTCCCAACAACGCCAGAGGAAACAGGAGTAACAGCGCACTCACTGTCTTTAAACTCCGTTCTGATAACGGTTTTAATTTTGACATTCTCAGTGTCCTCTGTTTCTTTGGCTTTGATGTTGTCGAGAGCCACACGCTGATTGATAGCGACAGCAGACAGGGTGATGTTATTTACCGCTGTCAATGCAGAGTGCTTATCTTTCAGTGCCTGGTGGTTATCTTTCAGCCCACCATACAGATGCAGGATAAGCAGCAGGCCAATGGTCAGTACCGCGCAGATACCGGCCAGCGCTTTTGTCAGCCAGTCCATATCATGACTCTTTTACTGACAGCGCGGCGTTACCAATCGGCAGCGGACGACTATCCAACGGAACGCCTGACGGCCAGCGATAACCGGTAACGCGGTCAGTGCCGAATGCTTTGATATTTACCGCATCTGACTGATTGCCGCCCAGCACCATCAACTGACCTGATTCTGTCTTGCCGACCACGAAGCCAACATGACCGCCGCCGGTACGGGAGAATGTGACAATGCAGCCATACGCAGGCTCTTTCAGCGCGTCACCGAAAGACAAATATGAGCGGGAAGAATCAGAACGGGTCGAGCGGATTCCGGAACGTTCCAGGCAGGCATTAACAAATCCTGCACACCACGGAACTTTGCGCGCAGTGCCAACCAGTCCGCGCAGTTTGCTGTCAATCCACATCTGGTCTACTGCTGCGGAACCTGTTGCTGTGTGTTCTGATACGCCGATTTCTTTCCGGGCTTCAATAATCCATTTTGGTTCAGTCATCACTCACTCCCGCCTTGCCTTTGATTATTTTGCTCAGCGCATCCACACCGATATAACCAATGAATACACTGGTCAGATACGCTAAATCAGGATTAAGGCCGAGTAACGCCAGCAAGTCCTTCACGAACCACGCGAAGATTGCACACATCAGCCCGTCAAAAATGGTCTTCTTCCATCCTCCGCCGTTATAGCGACCACGAAGGATAGCCACCGACCCAGCGAGAGCGGCAAATATGCCCTGGTCTTTGTACTGAGACAGATACATCAGTACCTGATCCCAAACGTCTGGGTTTTCTTTCATTTTCATGGCTTACCTCCTGACGGAGGGTATTAGAAGTTAATAGGGTGCCGCGCACAGTATCTCTGCGCTGATTACGTTTGTTTGTTCAGGATTCTGTGGCGGCGTATATGGAAAAAGGCCGCACATGGCGACCTTTGGAATGTGAACTCTCCGGAAATTCCGGAGAGTTGAACCTGTAAGTAACTCTTACAAGTTGGATTTACAGCTCGAAATATCCATTGCCAAAAAGCAGGGCAGCATTGAATTTCCGGCTTCGCTCCGCCTGCTCTTCTTCTGATAACTTGTCGCGTTCAGTATAAGGCGGTGCCTTGGCTGCATCTGCTCTGGTCGGATATTTAGAATCCTTCGAATTCGTCATACATAGTTACCTCGTTATCGGAATTCCGATATCGGAACAATATCAATGAATTGCCACGCCACCCTACCAGCGATTGCTCCGGCAGGCGGCGTGGTCTTCAAACCCCATAAGGGCACACCGAAAGCCCCAAGTGTATCGCAAACCAGATCTCTCCGTTCTGCGTAGGGACTATGAGGGGCACTGTTGTGAGATTGTGGAGGAAGGCTATTTAATCCTTCGTCGGTTTCCAGATACTCTCATGGGCTTAGCCTAATCCGCAAAGGCCGCCTCTGGATGGTGTGCGGTACATCCGACAGTCCATGCACTGCCGATCATCCTCGGCATTCTCCACAATGGAAAGGTAACTCCCAGCTTTGCGTGTGGATTTCAAGAGCGGCAGGCCTACCACTTGAAGTTACCTTACCATTGCAGATATGAAAAAGCCCTCCGGAGAGGGCTGTTATGCATGCTTCGACACAAGGCCGGTTCCCCGCCGGTGTGCGCCGTTTACTTACTTCCTCGCTCTGCATTCTAAAAAGCCCCGCATTTGGCGAGGCTTATAATTCAGGTTAAGCGACTTAAGAGTCATGTAGAGCAACTTACCTGATAAGTATTGTCCATTTGGTCATTACTGTCAATAGCAAAGTTCAGTGATTTTGCGCACCTTGGCCACACGTTTGCGACTGTTCATTGCATTTCGCAGAGGTTCATACAGCAACCATTGAGCCGCCTTGAGTTTTTCGTCAACCTCACGGCGACATGTCCGCATAGATGGAACCTTTATTTTCCCTCCTGAGCGCGTGTTCATTTTGCGTGGTTTTGCAACGCCGTGATAGTAAGATGCAATCGACAGCTTGGATGAGCCGTGAGCATAGTAACTGAGCAGTATTCCGTAAGCCTGTGTGTCAGTGGCGATAACTGAATCTACGACCTGAGAAATCAACATTCCGTCATCGTCATTGCACATTGGTCTTGTTGGGCTTTTATCCGGCTCGACAGTCTGCATGAACTTATAAATCATGTTGATCATGCGAATATCAATCCGGCCTGAATATACCCATGCACCCCACAACTCCAGCCACTGATTAAGCCAGTCGTGCTGCTCTTTGGTGAGTTCCTTTTCTCCGATATAGCTCATTTTACCTCCGGAATAACAACGCCCATACCATCAACATCAGTTGAAAACATCACCTTTCTTCTGGCCGCTACACCAAGCCCGTAAAGAAGCCTTACCAGCATCACGCCAGCGCTGGATTGCACCACAGCATGATGGTGTCCACTGGTGTTCATGAGATATCTGGCTTCTTCTATTGCTGCTGCTATGTCTGTGAACATGATTTCAGCTCCTTCAGTTTCCGCCGGTACTCATCCCGGATCCGTTCGTAGTCCTCCCGCTTCCACTTCGGCAACTCATGCACACCCATCAGGCGGTCGAAACGATCCTGGCCGATTTTTTCAATCAGGCGCGGTGTGTAGTTTTCGATATTCCCGGACAGATGGTTATTACATGGGGCGCATTGCTTATGGACGTTATCCTCATCAAACCGCAGTTCCGGATTGGCTCCGGTGGTTCGATAGTGCCCAGCGTGATACTGCCCTGTGTGGTGACGGCCACAGCTGATACACGGAAGGTCTTTATCCCTTTCCCGGATGTATGCGTTGAATGCGGTCTGTGCTTGCTGCCGGAAATATGAGGTAGGTTTTACTGCTAACTTGCGGATTTTTAACTTATCTTTTGCTTCACGTTCTTTTTGCTGCGTCTCCTTTTTTAATTTGGCCTCGGCCTTTTCCCTTTCCCTGCTTCGTCGCTTTATTGCCAACTCAGCACCATGTTCCGGGCAACACCACCATTCGTTACTGAATTTCGGGTGAAACCATTCCCGGCATATCAGGCACTTTCGCCGCGATTGCTTTGCCACATTTCACCTCACGATAAACTGATGCCGATAGCCAGAACGAACAACACCCAGCACAACACGAACGGGATATATCGTGTCGCCTGTTCAATGCCGTCACGTTTATGTGATCCGCCGGTATTATTTTCACCTTTCTGGTATTTGTGTTTATGCATGTGTTTAATTCTCTTCCTCGGCATCACCATCTCCTTTGATTTTCTCGACTACTTCCAGATGTGGACACTCGCCGGCGCACTGGTCGCAAACATAAACTTCATCGTCGGCCAGCTCTTTACTGCATATTGCGCATGTCATTTAAACCAGTCCTCATATTCAGACTCCGGAACCCGCTGGCGAACAACCTCTATCGACATTGACTCCACATCGCCTTCAGCGTTACGTTTCTTCGCTGTCTCAACAAGTAAGTCAACTGCGCTGAGGTAATCATCCTCCCGGAAATTACCAAGACACATCCAGCGGTCACAAACACGCCATACAGTACGCTTCGTCTCTTCCTCCTTCTGGCTTATGGCTTCGTTTATCGCATCCCTGAAGTTTCTTAACTGGTCAATATCAAGACCTTCAATTTGCCTTTCCCAGCTCATGCCCGAACCTCCCGCAGCATTGCGTCAATTTCATTGATGAACGACCATCCGAACCCAGGCTCAAACGGACGGGTTCTGGATTTTGGACGTGATGCCTTCTCCTCGACCGCAGTCATCCTTGCCTTAGCTACCGGTGTAGGCTTTTCGGCCAGGCTGCTGAAATACGCTCTGACTTTGGACGCCGCACGGTCATCAAAAGCGTAATAAACCTGACTGCCTTTCCTGCGCACGGCGTGGACACTGCCGATATCCTGCAACAGCCGGACAAATTTAGCGTCTATCATGCTGCCAAGACCGGTGGCCTGCGCAACCATCTTGACCGTGAAGGTGTCATGGTGGCGAAGTGACCGGATTATTTTCAGGCACATGTCCTGCTTCTGCTCATTGGTGTGAAGGTATTGTCTTGTCATTCGTCCTGCTCCCTTTTGAGTTTCATGTACTCCGAATCCTCCGGCATAGTCAGTATTAAACCGAACTGTGCAGCCCATGATTCGATTTGCTGAAGAAAGTAATGCATATCCCCTTTATCAAGTTTTGAAGTGCGCCTGAGCGTCTCACGCTGCGTTTTCTCGCCGGTGATAACATCGGTGTACTCAGTGGTTTCAAATCCGAGATATGTCGCCTTCAGGCTTTCCTTCACCCATGCTTCAGTGCAAAACGGACGACCGGCACGAATCAGGTAATCGCTGATTTCTTTGTACCAGACATGGCTGAGTGCATTTTGTGAAAGGCTTCGTTTCGGGCGGTAGGGTTTTGCGGTGATACTTAACTTCGTGTGGGTGCTCAGTAGTGATTTCAGTTGCTCGTAAAACAGTTTTTTGTTGGATTCATGCAGGCAGAAGTTTTCCACATTACCCCCTATTCCTCCGGCTCTATTCCTGTTTCGAAAAAGCTTAACCGCCCTTTCATCTGCACAAACGGCAACGATCGGCTATCTGCCAGAACGAAACCTTTCTCGCCAAAGAACCACGGCGATTCACTTTGTTCCACGCAGTCGGTGATTATGGTTACTCCGACAATTCCGCCGGTTTCAAACTCTGAGCGGTGCGGAAGCTTAATTCCGAGGCGGCAAGCCAAAGCATACGCGGCGTCATAGTCACTCTGCTTTACGCCCTGCGATGCATGAACAAGAACCTGACCGCGATACTTCGTGCGCCAGCTGCGGTTTTCAATGTCTTTATGCCCGTTGACTATCAGCCATGCCCACGGCTGTCTGATTGATATTGCTTTCATAACCCCTCCGGTGGTTGTGACTTCCACTCTGTAACAGCATCAAGAATTCTTGCGCCGGTTCTATCTGTGTAATTTAAAAATACCGGCAATCCAGCTTCATCAGCAAAAAATATAGCCTTCACATAAGCACCGGAATTCTTTGTCATTACATACTGATACTCTTCCGGCATTTTTTCAGAGCACTTAATCCATTTCATCTTCATCTCCTTTTGGCGGTGTCTGGTACGGCAGCCTGCTGCGAACTCCGGCCATGTAGGCGCGGTATCTGGTTTCAATTCCAGAAAGTGCGTAAGTCCAATTCCCATCCTGATGCTCTCTCCTGAAGATTGTGACCATACTGACAGGGACGTGAAGCTCTTTCGCGTACCACCTTTCAAAATCCGTTGGTTCCATAATCAAAAGTCCTCCGGTGTCACCAAACTACGCCAGCTTTAACAAGCTTACGGCAATGAGAAATAACCTCGCGCCTCCCCACTTTCTTACTGAGTCTCCACGGTGAATAATATGGGGTTTTATCGCCATTACTTTCACTGGCTCTGACCACGCCTTCCCAATCAGTGGTTTCAGTGATCAGGTTTTTGTGTAGTTCATAAAATGCATCGTAAGCATCGAAATCACCCCAGTAGTCAGTCTCCCCGATGTGCCATTCGTTACATTCATCGTCTAAATAAAAATCTTCTTTCTGGTACCGGCTTGGAAGCAACTTAAGCAGTAACTCCATTGCTGATTTTGTTATTTTTTTCTCTACCCGAGGTTTTCGATTTCCATTCCTGCTCATATCAAAAGTCCTTCTGTCTTGGGTTATGCCGCGCCGGTGGTTCGGCTCTGACCATTGCCTGAGTCTGGTCGATATCAAACATGCACAGACCTTTCTGCTCGACGTATGCCGTACCAGCTTTACCGTGCCGGTTAAGGCGCACAATCAGCTCTGTGAGAGTTTTGTCAGCGTTGTCGTTGTAAACTGAATCTTTGTAGATACCCAGCCAGTAATCGCAGTCCTGTTCGATTTGGCCGGTGTCGCGGCTGTCACTTGGCATAGGCCGCTTGTCTGCCCGGTCTTCCAACTTACGGTTAAGCTGGGTCAGCAGAACAACGGTGGTATCGAGTTCTTTCGCCAGTTGTTTCAGACCCTTCGTGATTTCGCCGTATGCGATATCGTTCCGGTCTGCCTTGCCAGCTTTCATCAGTGTCAGGTAGTCAACACCGATAAACCCGATTTTCCCTGTTTTGCGTTTCAGTTTCCGGCATTCCGCCTGAATGTGTGCCAGCGTCATTCCCGGAGTATCATCCAACCAGATGTTAGGGCGCTCACTTAACTCACCCATTGCCTTGCTGATAAGCCCCCACTCGTACTCATCACCGCTGTCATACAGGGCATTGGAACTGATTCCAGATTTCTGGCTGATCATTCGTTCGGCCAGCTGCTTATTGGTCATTTCCATCGAGAACAACGCGACCGGCAATCCGGAATCTGAAACGTTTTTAGCCATTTCGGTCAGGACTGTGGTTTTACCCATCTTCGGACGCGCACCAACAACGAACAGGGATCCACGAACAATGAACTTCGGCGCAAGCATGGCATCAAGTGGCGTAATGCCAGTCTTCAGACCACGGTTAGCATCGGGATCTTTGAATCGTTCTTCGACTTCGATGACCCACTCATCCAGCACGTCAGAGATATTCGTCAGTCCTGACTGTCGTCCGGTTTTGCTGTTCTCCACCACATCGGACAGCATCGTCTGAGCCATATCGATTTTTTCGGCCAGGCTGAGAACACTGGCTTCGGTAAACAGCCGCTGTATTTCTCCGGCTTTCTCGATTGCCTGCCGCTCTACAGCTTTATCCCGAACCGTATTGGCATATGCCACGATATTGGCTGCGCTTGGTGTCCGGTGGTTGATCTCAGCGACGTATGAGAATCCGCCTGCCAGTGTTAATTTACCTGCGCTTTCCAGTGCTGACGTTACCGTGATCAGGTCGACCGGCTTACTGGTTCGGTTTAACTCACGGATTGTTGCGTAAATCAGCCTGTGTGATGCCTGGTAAAACATTCCCGGATGAAGTCTGGATAACACCATCTGGCTGCGGTCGCCCTGTGGGTCTAGCAGTAATGCGCCGATAACACTCTGCTCGGCCTCGAGGCTTTGCGGAACCTGGTTAAAATTATTTCCGGTCATTGGCTCTGTCCTCCTTGACGGCGGTGTAACACTCATCGGTGATCAGGTAATCGAGGTTTTTGGCTCTCCAGAAGCCACCCTTTCCGTTAGGTCTGACTTCGGTCATCCAGCGGCAGTGCTGCGAGATATACCCAAGATATCCGCGCCAGTTTTCCAGCGTGAACGGTCTGTTGTGTGACTTCATGTACTCGCTGTTGCATTTCTGCCAGAACGAACGGATTTTATTTTTCCGTGTTCCGCGAACAACCTGGATTCTTGCCATTTCAGGAAGGATCTCATGGTATGCGTCGATGATGGCCTGGTAGGGAACCGGTGGTGATTTTTTAGATTTGATTTCTGCTGACTGGTCTTCGTGGATTTCGTCAGAAAGTCCACCAACTACATCGTTAGATGTAGTTATATTATTTATATTATTGTATAAGGACAACTCTTGGACAATCGTCGGACACTCCACCCGTTCAGGCGTTGCTGTTACTGGTTTTGCATCGGACAACTTCCGGACATTCTCCGGACAATTTTGACCCTGATATTCGTCGTATTTCAGCACGGTAATGATGCTGATTTTTTTACTTTTGGCATCGATACTGATCATGCCTTTTGTCACAAAACTGCGTAAAAGTGACCGGATTTTATTATCAGAAATACCGGTTTCTTTTGTCAGAACCGGGCGGCTTCTCATCATCTGGCCGCGACCGATTGAAATCATGCCGATATCAGTTTCCACCACCTCCGGCTTACTGCTCGCAGTCATGATCAGGTGAAGCCACAAGTGCACTGCCTCTGAATCCTTCCTGTAAAAGTCACAGTCAACAATTTGTCTGTGCATAAAGGCAAACCCCTTGCCTGATTTAACAGGCTGCTCTACGCGCTTCTGTAGTGCATATGACACGTTACTCATGCCGTTTACCTCCGGTCAGTACTTCCCTATGGGCTTTCCGCAATAAAGCATCGTTAAAAGCCGCCCTGAGTGCTTTCGCGCCTTTCTCAGTGACACTCCGTGTCTCGTTGTATTCGGCGATGTTTTTATGCACAGCGTGATAGTTAAAACTATGATTCCGTTTACGTTTCATATATAATTAGTCCTCATCAAGTACTAAATTGATTTGACTCTTAGCCTCGGTGACCGCCGGGGCTTTTTCTTGCCTAAAACATCGATACCTGTCGTGATGCTTTGGCTTTCTTCTTCGTTCCTGCACTTGGCTTCTGTCCATACTTCTCAGCCCATAACTTTGCTACCCGAAGGCAGTCATCAAACATCCCGCCACGGCGCGTTGCCTGTGAGCAGCGGCGATAATGGTCTAAACCCTGGTCGGCGGCGAAGTCTAATACCCCCCCCTGATACCCGAGCTTTTCCAGTTCGCTAATGATGTTCTTCCTGATGAACTCCGTTGGATTCATGAAAACCTCCCGTTTTCCACAATGAGAATTCCGCTATCTGCTTCCACAGAAACCGGTACTCTTCCTCGCTGATTTTCTTCTCGCCTGGCAAAACAAAATCCGTGATACCGGCTGCGGCCAATGTCTCGCATATCTCCGGTAACTTTTCTGTTCTGCGTAAGACTGTTGAATCGTGTACACCGAGCAGTTTTGCAACCACTGTCTGTGTGGTGCTTCTCAGTGCCTGATGAGCTGTTGCCATCAGATGATTTGACACAAACCGGTTAAACGATTTGCGTGGATTTGCATTTTCCATTTGTTAAATTCCTTTTGACGTAGTTAATCCGTTGCTCACTTCCTGTGAGGTGTTGCTGTGTTGAAAAATGTTCCAGCACATATCCGGAACGGGCTAAATTGTGTAAAGAGCGGTGCTGATTTTATTTTTTGCCTTGTTGTAGCCACGCCGCGCTACATTTCAGGGCTTTTGATAATTCAAAAATGAACCGTGGGCGCTTAGTTGAACCAGACTCAATCGCCTGGATAGATTGCTGCTTAATACCAACAAGCTCAGCGAGTTGAGACTGAGTCAGATTCAACTCACAACGCCGAGCTTTTACACGTTGAGAGATGGTTTCCATACTTTCTTATCTCCTTTATACAGTTTTATCTGTATTTAATAACAGATACACCTGTTTGTCAAATACAGTTTTTATTGTGAAAATCCCTTTATTACAGGGGGTGGAAAAATGAGTCTTGCCAGCAGAGTAAAAAGTCGTCGCCTTGCGCTCGAAATGACACAAACAGAGGCAGCAGAAAAAGCAGGAATTAAACAGCAGTCGTGGGCGTCTATTGAGGATGGTAAGACTGTTAAGCCTCGTAATATAATTGCGATTGGCGCTGCATTGCAGTGCGACCCAGGGTGGCTGATGACGGGAGATAATATTCAGCCAATCAGTGAGGTAAATACACGGAAGATACCTCTAATTAGTTACGTACAGGCGGGAAACTTGGCTGAAAGCATACCGATCAGTGATTGTGACGGGTCTTTTGAGTACGTTCTTACCGATCAGGAATTATCTCATAATGCGTTCGCCCTTCGTATTGAAGGTGATTCAATGGAGCCTGACTTTAAAACCGGCGATGTAGTGATTATCGACCCTGAGATAGAACCGCATCCAGGTGAGTTTGTTGTCGCGTCTAATGGCGAGCAAGAGGCAACATTCAAGAAATACAGGCCAACCCATGTCATGATTAATGGTGACCAGCACTATGAGTTAGTCCCACTCAATGACGACTATCCAGTGCTCGATAGCGAGAAAATCAATCTCCGGATAATCGGTACAATGGTAGAGCACCGAATTTACCGAAGAAAAAGGTAACACGCATTTAAACCAACCCGCTCCGGCGGGTTTTTTTGTATCTAAATTCCAATGAAAATCACCCGATTACAGTTTTATCGATAAAAATACAGTTTTACCTGTTGACCAAATACAGTTTTGCCTGTATCTTTTAATCATCAACGGCACGGAGCCAAAGATAAAACGGACTTAGCTCTTTAATAATCGGGAACCTGATCTGAATAAGTGTCAGATCACCACTGAGTGGTTTTTGGGATTGGTGAATGCGCAGGCTGATGCGCTAGGCGTGAGTGTGACGGGGTTCCTAGGCCCGGTGTAACGAGCGTGACGGTAAGGCCGATCTGGTGAAGGCGCCCTCAAAGTGGGTATAGGCGGGTTCGATTCTCGCTACCGAAGCCGGAGATCAACACCGGCCACCAATCACCAAAAATTACTCAGGAGGCAATATGGCAACAATTACTGTTATTCCAAAGAAAGACAACGCGAAGAACCGCCGGTTAGCAAAGCAAATGGCGTTTTGGGACAGAAAGCGTGCGGAGTATGCAGCGAAGCCTAAAATCCGCTCAGTGGAGGAGATTTTTGATTCAGTTTTCGGCCGGCCGGCAGACGAAACAGACGTGTTTGCAGAGCTGATTATCGGGCTGAAAGATGCACCGGAAGCACCACGCAAGCAGCTGAGAATGAACCGCAAGCCGATTATGCCGAACGGTGGCATTACAGCAAGGGCATAACCTGTTGTGTGAGCGCAGATACTAATTATAGCCCATTCGGTGAGTGGGCTATGGTGAGTTAACCAGACTTCAACTTAGAAACCGGAGATAAATATACCGAACCACATGAATTGCATTTAAGGGTAGCAATATGAGCGCCAATACCAGGGATAGTTTTAACCGAATTAACGCTAAGTGCAGACGCCTTTCCAGACTCATAACAGTGAGCACAAAAGTAGGAATATTTGCTAATGGAGTTTTCGGGAAGATTCTTACGATAGATCGTCGTACCAAGCATAGGGCTCCACGCTTCATAATCAACGGACTCTCTAAGCCATTTCTCTTTGTCAGCATTTTTTGCATTTGCTTCACTGAGAGACTCCTCAAGGAGCATTATCGACTTCTGCTTCTCATTTATGATCTCTAAAAGCTTAGTGTTTTCCATTTGAATATCATGAAGTTTTCTATTTATTTCATAGACTGCATTGTCAATAACAGCCTGATTTTTAGCGTCATTAACGGCGTTAAATAGATTAAGGCTTTCTCTGATAGCAGCAATAGCCGCTGGAATTTCACCGAACATAATTAACTTCCATATTGTGGGGGTGAGTTAATTATAACTGTTTTCTGTTGTGGGGGCACGACGAAACCACCTCGCCTGATGTGGTTAAAAGCAGGCATCCAGTCAGTATTGGGATTGGTGAATGCTAAGGCTGATTAGCAGCTGAATGCTAGCAGGCGTGGGCAACCAGTCAGCGGCTGGGATTGTTCGCAAGCAGGAGATCAGCACCTGCCACCAATCACCAATACTGGCTAACACCCCGCAGCGGGGATAACGGAGGTAACATGAGCAAATACGGACATGTGGAAGGTGATATTTGCCTGCGGAGCGGATGCAAAGGTGTGGTGAAAGAGCGCTCGGTTGATGGTTGTTCATGTCACATAAGCGCTCCATGCAGAGCATGCACATCACCTCGCGGATACTGCGAAAAATGCGGATGGGAGGAGTCAGAGGATGAAGTTATAAATGACCATGTCGTCAGCGTTAATAAAGTTACCGGCACATACCGCTCATGCGAACTAAGACCACTTGACCCAACAAAACTGGATTATCACCGCAAGCCGCACACTCACTTCACGATGATTAAAGAAGGAGTTTACCCAGAAGGAATGACGCGGCAGGAGGTTGAGCGCGAAGTGACCGGTACATTTGGTGGTCGTTTTGAGCGTTTTGGAAATGGTAAGTTTAAATACATTGCTTACACCGATTAACAGACATCACGTAGCACAGGGAAGTGCATAGGAGGAAGTATGAGTGAATCCATTCCGGACATTGCCGCGCGCCTTGCCTGCACGCTGGCTCAAATGGAAGAAAAACACGGCTCTAAAATGATGAGTCTGACAAATACCGTAAGCGACAACGCGAGAGAGGCATTGCGGCAGTGCATCATGATTCTTCACTCATACGACTATGAACTGATGCAGTTGGATAAGGAGAAATAACAATGTCAGGACATCCACATGCTGACCTTATGGCTAAGGCAGCAGAGATAGCGAAGACGGATAAAGAGTGGTATCGGCACTTTGAATTTAAAACGGATAAATGCAGTGATTGGCGTGATATGTCTTGTGATTTCCTGTTTTATGAGCATGTCGAATATCGCCTTAAACCCCGCTTCATCGACATTAATGGGCATCAGGTTCCGGAGCCGGTGCGGGAGCCGCTTAAAATCGGGCAGGTGTATTGGTTGGTACGTATACATGGTGCCATTGATAGCTTTGAGTGGGAGGGTGACCACGCATGCAGAGCCTGGCTTGAGCGCGGACTCATCCACCTAACCAAAGAAGCCGCAGAATCCCACTCAGCCGCCCTGCTCTCTTTCACACAGAAGTAACCCACCCTATCCCACCTCGGGATATCAGCAGGTAATCACATGACTATCAATCAGAACGTTTTCCGTCTGGCGCAAGCACAGGCGCGGGTAGCTATACGCCAGAAATGCGATGACATCTGGTGGTTAGCAATGGAATTACTCAGAGAAAGTTACGGGAGGCAGGAATGCACAAGATAACTATCGAATCAAAACACCTGGCGACAAGCACTGAGCAGGCAGGATGCGGAAATCAGCGCGCCGTCATTTATTTTGACCGTAATTCGAGCGTGGAAACAATGGACGTTGAAACGCTTATCTTGCTGCTTAATCCGGAGAAGGAAACTCTGGAAAAGATACTCAGGGAACGATACGGGGAGGCAGCATGAACGCATACGCAGCACAGGATGCTCAGGAAGAGCGGCGGCTGGAGCATGCAGCATGGCAGGATGCCGTTGACACGGAAGTTCGGCAGATAACATCGGATGTTTTCTTTGGTGTGGATCAGTCAATTTTAGACAAATTCAGTGACGATGCGCAGGACGCGCTTTTTAACTCGCTGTGCAAACAAATAAAAAGGAGATTCTTTTCATGAGTAACTCACTGGTGTCGATGGCTGGCTCTCTCGCTCAAAAGCTTGATCTGGCAATCGACGAGAAAGACCTGATTAACACGCTGCGGTCTACGGCATTCAAGGCTGAGGCCACAGACCAGCAGTTTCTTGCGCTTCTCATTGTCGCCAATCAGTACAACCTGAATCCGTGGACAAAAGAGATTTACGCTTTCCCAGACAGGACGGGAATCGTTCCTGTTGTCGGCGTTGATGGATGGGCGCGGATCATTAACGGCAACAAAAATTTTGACGGCATGGAATTCGAAATGGATGACGAATCGTGCACATGCAAAATTTACCGCAAAGACCGGAATCACCCGACATCAGTAACGGAATACATGAGTGAATGTAATCGTGGAACCCAGCCGTGGAAATCTCACCCTAAACGCATGCTGCGGCATAAATCCATGATTCAGTGTGCACGTCTGGCATTTGGGTTTGCTGGAATTTACGACCAAGATGAAGCAGAGCGCATCACAGAAAATACACCGGCTGGGGTTATCAACGGACAGGAAAGCCATGAAAACCGACCGGAACTTATCGCGCGCTGTGAAGAGGCTGCAAAAAACGGAATGGAAGCATTTAAGCAGCTATGGACAGAGCTCACCCCAGAAGAAAGGACGATCATCGGGTCAGCAGATAAAGAGCGAATCAAAAATAGTATCGCCATTGATGCCGAATACACTGAGGTGACAGATGGAGCAGAGAACGGATGAGTGGTTTGCGGCCAGGCTAGGGAAAGTAACGGCAAGCAATATTGCAAAAGTAATGGCGAAAGGTGGCGGAGCAACAAGGAAGAATTACATGGCTCAGCTGGTTTGCGAAACACTGACAGGCCAGAAGGAAGAGACCTTTAAATCAGCAAGTATGGAGCGCGGTAACGAGCTTGAGGCGGTAGCAAGGGAAATGTACTGCCTCAACGAATTCGATGCCACGGTAACGGAAACCGGCTTTATTCCTCACCCCACCATTGAGCTTTTCGGAGCCAGCCCGGACGGCCTTGTAAACGATGACGGATTAATCGAAATCAAGTGCCCGAACACAGCAACTCATATTGAGACCATAAAAACCGGAAAGCCAAAGCGTGAATACATCCTTCAGATGCACGGCCAGATGATGTGCACCGGTCGAAGGTGGTGTGACTTTGTCAGCTATGATAACCGGCTTCCTGAAAATCTCGCCTATTTCAAAACACGGATTGTTTTTGATGAAGGCCTTGCCAGTGAAATAGAAACGGAAATTCGCGAATTCACGAAAGAGCTCAGGGAAGAAATCGAGTTTTTAACCAAATAACCCCACCGTTTCAGGATGAAGCGTAACGCAGGGATGCTGAGGAAATAACAATGACTGCTTACTATAACGAAATCGACCCGTTCGCTGCTCAGTGGTTACGGAATCTCATTGCTGCCGGTCATATAGCTCCGGGTGTAGTGGACGAAAGGAGTATTGAAGATGTCACACCAGATGATTTACGCGGATTCACACAATGCCACTTCTTCGCCGGTGTCGGAGTGTGGTCATTCGCCCTGCGCCGTGCAGGATGGCCGGATGATAAACCAGTCTGGACAGGAAGTTGTCCGTGCCAGCCTTTCAGCGCGGCAGGCAAAGGAAATGGGTTTGCTGACGAGCGGCACCTTTGGCCTGCATTCTTCCACCTCATCAGCGAGTGCAAGCCTGGCGTTATCTTTGGTGAACAGGTTGCAAGCAAAGACGGCCTCGCTTGGCTCGACCTTGTTCAAACTGACCTGGAAGCAACGGACTACGCCACAGCAGCGGTTGATTTATGCGCTGCGGGCTTCGGTGCGCCGCATGTCAGACAGAGATTGTATTGGGTGGGCGACCCCGCTTGCGCGGGAAAGCAAGGAGCGCGGGGATGTGAGCAATTCGTTCTTCGAGAAGTCGGGAAGATTAAGGAACAGTGTCCTATATCGCCAGATGTGGCTTCACGCTTTTTCTCTGACTGGGAACCCAAGCAAGGAGCAGATAAAAACACTCGAATGCTGCCACCTGACTTTGGCGAGATACTTGATGACTCTGCCGGTCGAGTGGGAAAACTCCGCGCCTACGGAAACGCCATCGTCGCGCCGGTCGCGGAAGAGTTCATAAGGGCTTATATGCTGATAACAGAGGAATGAATATGAAAGACAGAATCAAATTCAGCGACGAAATGTTGGCCGCTGTTATTGATGGCAGGAAGACGCAGACGCGGCGGCCGGCAGATTTTAAGGTCAGAGAGGAAGGCTATAACCTTAATTTCAGCGGATTAAAATCCGGATTCTACTGTAACGACGCCCCGTCAAGCGGATTCGTTTTGCGTTCAATGGGAGCCGGATGCTGGAATGATAGAACTTACCCGCTTCATTGTCCGTATGGTCAGGTGGGTGACGTTATCCCGTTCGCAGACAAAGACGGCAATATCAAAGGTGAAATTGAGATTGTCGATGTCTGGTTGCAGCAGGCGCAGGATATCAGTCGGGCTGATGCCATTGCAGAAGGCGCCCCACCTAGCCATCCAACAATTGATGCCGTGTCGCGTGAATATGGCTTCCCTGATTTTTCCCGCTCATGGTTCTGGCAAACATGGTGGCATATCTACGGAAAGGAAAATTGGCAAGCTAACCCGTGGGTGTGGGTTGTCGAGTTTAAGCAGATTCAGGGGTGAATATGAAAATCACAGACGAAGATATTCAGGCAGTAATCTTAAGCTCAAGTGGGGACTTTTTATTTCATATCGGCGAGTCACTTGAGTTTCATCACTATGACGGTTTAATGCCGCAAGAGGAGCAAGACAGGTTATATAAAACCTTGCAGATATGGATTAAAAAATCAGCTGGTGAATTTAAGCAGATTCAGGAGGGGTGATGAAAGACGACCCGTTAAATTATTGCTTTTGCCTTGTTGTTTCGTTCCTCTTTGGTGGAGTTGTATTTTTATCCGTCGCAGCTGTAGGTAAATATTGGTTATAAATAAATCATGACCATAATCGGATTTGTATTACTACTGGTGATGCACAGCTCTGCTGTGCCTGTTACCGATGATATTTATACGCTCGAAGAATGTGAGAGCCGCATAGTGCAGGTAATGGCTGTGCGGAATGTTGAATTAGTGTGTGCGGAGGTGGTGAGGTGAAGGTTAAGTTATTGAATAACGGCGGCTTCATATTTTCTCTTGGTGGAATTAAATTCCCGGTGGTTGTTGAAGCAAGTAATTATCGAGATGTAGGATTCGATGTATTAGGCGATGAGCTAATAAAAGCTGGCGGAATCCCTGATATTATAACTCCAGACGATGATTACTTTTTCACTAATGACGAATGCGAGGTAATCAATGAACAAATATCGTGACAAATCAGACTTTGAGATTAATAAGGCTGTGGCTGTTGCGCTTGGTGCGTATGAAGTAGCAACTGATATATTCATCGATAAGAATAGACGGTACGAGTTTGACAAACCGAAAAGCCAATTCTTTTTCGACCCATGCAACAACCCAGCGGACGCAATGCCGATTGTTATTAGGAGTTTGATATCATTAATATCAGACAAGTCAGATGATGGTGAGTCAGCATGGTGGGTTGCTCAAGACGTAACAGGCAGTATTGCGTCTGGATTGAAATCCAATCCATACCGCGCCGCTATGGAATTATTTTTACTGATGAAGGATGCGGAGAATGAAAAAAGTTGAAGCAGTAACAACATTGGTTTTAATTAATGGCGAAACATATCAAATAGCGCTACCGAAAAACATAGTGGCACTTCAGGCAAAGCAAGTATTAATGATGGCTCAGTCATTTGGCGGGATAATAGTCCCCTGTGATTTTGCCAGCATCAAGCCAATGACGGCAGATGGAATGCCGTTCAATATAAATGATAGCAGGGCTAAGAATGAAAGCTGACTACGGCGGGAGCACGACACCAAAGGAATTGCGTGATTTGTGGCAAACTCCCCTCCCGTTATTCTCAGCACTGGACGCTGAGTTCGGTTTTTACCTTGACGCCGCCGCCGATAAAAATAATACCCTCTGTTATCATTACCTCACCGAAAAAGACAACGCATTAAACTCCGACTGGCAAAGCTACGGCTCAATATGGTGCAACCCGCCGTATAGCGACATACAGCCGTGGGTAAGCAAAGCAGCCGAACAATGCAGGGAGCAATTGCAGCCGGTCGTGATGCTGGTTCCTGCCGACACTTCGGTGGGATGGTTTAAATCGGCACTGGATACCGTTGATGAGGTCAGATTTATTACCGGTGGCCGGATATCGTTCATTAACGCTGGCACAAACAAACCGGTGAACGGAAACAATAAAGGCTCCATGCTTTTAATCTGGCGACCGTTCACCCATCCACGCAGGATAATTACCACAGTTAACCGGGATGACCTGATGGACATCGGGAGCCGGTTACTGGAAGCACAAATCTGAGGTGACCAATGACACCACAGGAAGCAGAGAACGGACGCAGACGAATAGCAAGGGAATGCCTGAAGGAATTAATACAGTACACATCAGACGAACAACACACCGCGATACTCGACAAATACACCATCAAATTCGCTCCGCTAAATCACATGCGCTTCAACAATAAAGACGTGTTGAGCCATTACGTGCGATTACTGCAAAAGGAGAAATAAATGTCAGGAATGACCATATCCAGAAAAGACGCGGCACAGCTGATCGGGATAACGGAAAATACCCTTTCTCAGTGGTGCCGTGCAGGGATAATTGCCTATACCAGAAAAAATCCCATGAAGAAAAATTCCCCTTACCTATTTACCAGAGCAGCATGTATTGCCGCGGCTAACAAATCGATTCACACTATGCCAGTGAACACTGGTGAGACTGGAGGAACAAAACCATGTCAATATTCCGGAGAGGTAAGATCTGGTACGGTGACTACTCGACGCCAGGCGGCAAACGCATCAAGGAGTCTCTTGGCACAGAGGACAAGAAGCAAGCGCAGGAGCTGCACGACAAGCGAAAGTCTGAGTTATGGCGCATAGAAAAACTCGGTGACTTCCCGAGCGTAACATTTGAAGAGGCGATTGTAAGATGGCTGGAAGAGAAAGCCGATAAAAAATCACTGGACGATGACAAAGGCCGGCTTTCGTTCTGGCTTGATCACTTCGAAGGGGTTCAGCTAAAAGACATCACCGAAGCGAAGATATACGCCGCCGTCAGTAAGATGAAAAACAGGAAGGTTCGCGAGCGATGGGAGAAACAAGCTGCCGCGGCGAAAAAGAAAGGGAAAGAAATACCGGCTTACCAGGAAGCGAGAGTATCAACCGCCACAAAAGCAAAGCACCTGGCAATAATGAAGTCACTTTTACGCACTGCCGAGGTTGACTGGAAGTGGCTGGAAAAGGCACCGGTAATTAAAGTTCCGACAGTGAGAGAGAAGCGCGTCCGGTGGCTTGAATATCATGAAGCTCAACGGTTGATAAAAGAATGCCCTGAACCACTAAAGTCGGTTGTTACCTTTGCGCTGGCAACAGGTTTACGCCGGTCGAACATAATCAGTCTGGAGTGGAGCCAGATTGATATGCAGAGAAAGGTTGCGTGGATTCACCCGGAAGACAGCAAGTCAGGGCAGGCAATAGGTGTCGCGCTCAATGATACCGCATGCGGTGTACTAAGAGCACAGATCGGTAATCATCATAAGTGGGTATTCGTCCACACCGAGCAGAAAGTAAAGCCTGACGGAACAAAAACACCGACAGTACGGAAAATGCGGGTCGATTCTAACACAGCATGGAGAGCAGCGTTAAAACGGGCAGGCATAGAAAACTTCCGGTTTCACGATCTGAGGCATACCTGGGCAAGCTGGTTAATTCAGTCAGGAGTGCCGCTTTCAGTTCTTCAGGAAATGGGCGGATGGGAGTCAGTCGAGATGGTACGCCGGTATGCACACCTCGCACCAAATCACCTAACTCAGCATGCAAAACAAATTGACGTTATTTTCGGCAACGATGACCCAAAATGTCACAGTTCCGCCCCAAATACGTCCCATATGGCAAAAGTGGAGAATTTTAAATGA